GGACGAGCAGTTATATTACCAGATAGAGGACCTGTTAAAGAAACGATAGAAGATATATTAGGAGGTGTCCGTTCAAGTTGTACATATATTGGTGCAAGACGATTAAAAGATATTCCTAAATGTGCAAGTTTTGTTAGATGTAACCAACCGTTGAATACAGTATTTGAAACTTATGATAATAACGCATAATATACCTTGGGATAAATGTTTAAGTAAACAGTTGTTTCCTGCTATAGAAAAGGGTTGGTCAAACGAAGGTAGACCTACACACTTTTTTTGGGGACTTGCAGGTAAGAATATACGAGGTATAAAAGAGTGCATAGAGAAAAACGAAGAGTGGTGGTATGTAGATGTTGGTTATTTAACACAACAAATTACAAGATATCCAGAACCTAAAATACACGATTACGATAAGACATATTTTAGAATATGTAAAGGTAATATACACACGATTAGAGGTAAAGTAGGACCTGGTGTAAGATTACAGAAGCTAGAGCATCAAGGGATTGATATACAGTTTAAAGGGTGGAATACTGGAGAAACAACTCATATACTAGTAGCACCTTCTTCTCAAACGGTAACTTACCATATTAATGGAATTAGTCAAGATGAATGGGTTAAACAGATTACAGAAGAGATTAAACAACATACAGATATGCCTATTAAGTTTAGAAATAAACCTAGACCTGGTAATCAATGGTGGGAAACAGATATAAAAGATGATTTAAAAGATTGTCATTGTTTGGTAACCAATATGAGTTTATCTGTTATTGACGCAATATTAAATCAAGTACCTGTTATATGCCATCAAAGAAACGTAGCGGCACCTGTTTCATCAAGAGATATAAAGTATATAAAAAAACCAATGAGACCAGGAAGAAAGACTATTGATGAGTGGTTAAAAGTGATTGCAGAAAATCAATTTACAATACCTGAAATTGAAGACGGAACTGCTTATAGAACATTACGAGAACAAAACGTATGATGAATTTTTGCTGTGTATATTATGGAACAAAGTATTCATTAGATTATGTACAAGTGCTATACAATATGGTAGAAAGACATTTAACCATACCCCATAGGTTTATATGTTTTTCAGACCACGTAAAACCTCAAAAGATATTAAAAGGCGACATACAGTTTAGAAAGTTTAGATTTCACGATTATGATGGTTGGTGGAATAAAATGCAACTGTTTAGTGAAGAAGCAAACTTGGTTGGACCTTGTTTATATATGGATTTAGATGTAGTGATTTTAGATAACATTAATGAGTTAGCGACATTTGGTGATGATATGACATTTGGTGTAATAAACGATTTCAATATAAAAACGGAAGAGTATAATTCAAGTATAATGAAATTCAATAATGAAGTTGCAACTAAATTAGTATGGAATAAGTTTTTAGAAGATAAAACTGATTTAATGAAATTGCAAGGTGACCAAAACGCAATGTCCAGATTAGTTAAAGGTAGTCAATACCTAAAAGTTATGCCAGACGAATGGACATATTCTTATAAATGGCATAGTAGACAAAAACCTAGATTTCATAAAAGTGAGTGGAAGTTTGAAAAGAAAGAAAAAGCTAAAGTTGCAGTATTTCACGGTAGACCTTTACCACACGATTCAGACGAAAAATGGGTCAAGGAATTGTGGAATTAGAACAAAACAAGAACAAATATCTCTAAAAACCCAGTAAAATCAACGTAAATTAGTACTTGACAATCCCGATTATCGGTGATATAGTATACACATACTATGAAAACAAACACTATGAATAAATCAAAACAAGTAAAATTAAATGACGTTGACTATACTTTTAATGTAGTTTATTTAAGAGAATATATTGATCCAGATGACCAAGAATTCTTTTATGCATATGAAACTATCTATAGAAACGTTCCATATAAATTCAAAGACAAATTCAATACAAAATCTATGAAGATGAAAATTCTTAAATTTTGTGATTGGAATTATAAAGAACCTGCTGTTAACTTTCAAAACGTAACTAAAGTTGAATTGATAGACCAAGATGAATATTATAAAACATACGAACAAGTATTCGGTGATACTGCTAAAGATGATATGAATATGTTTAATGATTACGGTCAATCTTATGACAGACAATCTTTCAGAAAAGATTTTAATAAAGAATTAACATATAAATTAAACCCTAATAAAAGAAAAGTAGAACAAATGAAAGGACTAAACTAATGAGTGCAACTAAAAATCTCGCTTGGGACCAAGCAACTGAATTTTTAAGTAAGATTGAAAGCAAGTTATTAGAAGGTGAAATGACTAAAGACGTTGCTTTAAAGAAACTTACTACAACAAATTATAACATTGCAATGGAAGGAATTGATTCTTCAGATGACGCAGAAGAGTGGATTGACCTTGTTATTGCTGAAAGACAAAACGAAGTACAAAAAATGAGAGAGGACGGTACAATATGAGTAATATAACAGACCAATATATCGGAAAAGACGATATCGGTAAAAACCTATACAGAAAGAAAACTTATTATACTTTATGCATAGAACAAGATTGTCTTGCTAAAAATCAAGAAGAAGCAGACACTAAATTAAGTGATTGCGGAATTGATTATAGTAAAATCAATAAAGACTTAGCAGAAGAAAAAAACGGTGTTGAAACCTATATGACAGACGCCAACTATACAGATTCAGATAAAACTGAATATGTTGCAAAAGTTGTTTATGATGACTATGACGGTTTAGAAAATGCCATAGAAAACGGTGATGTTGAGTTAGACACATACGCTTTAGAAAATGATATAGTCACAGCAGACGGTAAAGTTGTTGATAAAGAAGAATCACCACTTGATGATTTACACGAAGCATTAAACCCTAATAACAGTTATAAACTAGTAGAGAGTAAATAATGGATTTAGCACACGGATTTGGACTTATGTTTATCGGAATTATTTTAACAGTAATTGGATTTGCTGTTGCTTTATATTACGGAAGTAAATCTAATAAACCAAAAGAAGAATTAACAAGTGTTCAAAAATCATTAAGAGATTTAAATAACGGAGATACGGACTAATGAAATATAATGAAGATAAAATATTAAATGATGTATTAGAATATATTAAGACAACTTATTCTAAACACTATTCAACTACTAAAGAAGGTTTCCAAGTACAAGACATATTAAGACATTTAAAGATAGACAAAGATTTCAGTTTATCAAATGCAATAAAATACCTTATGAGATACGGTAAAAAAGACGGAAAAAACAAATTAGATTTATATAAAGCAATACACTATATTGTATTGTTGATATCAAGTGAAGAAAACGGAAACGGTGACGCAAGCGGATTGATGAAACCTAATATGGAAGAAATACAAAAAACAATACAAAAAATACATTAAATGAAAACAGTTAACGTAGATATAAAAAAGACAACTATATTGTCAGCATATAATCAAGTGAAATTATTAAGTGATTTAGATTTTCCTAATTTCCAAAAAGGAGAACCACTTTACAATTTAGTAATGGAGATTAAAAGAGATATTAAAAGAAACAAAAAAATGACTAAAAAGGAAGCAATTATAGAATTTTTACAATTTTGGCCGTTGAGTATAGTAGTGCCAGCAATGCTTATATTAATTCTATTTGCTAATGTATTTCAATGGTAAGTAATAAAATTATATACAATAAAATGATTTTCTACTATGATGTAGATGATATGAATATAACTATTTACGGTGTAGATTGGAAACCAGTAGAATTTTTAAGTAATGAAGACCAAAGAGAAGAAGTAAAACAACATATATTAAAATATGATTTAACACAAAGAATAGGAGGCGAAAAGTATATGAAACTAGTAAAACCAGAACCAGAACCAGAAGATTCAATTATAGACACAATGCTACAATTGGAAAACGAAATGGCAATAGGAAAATAATATGGACGGAAACGGAATGATATTGTTAATCCTGTTTATAATTTCAATGGGATGTTTAGTTTATATGATAGTACTATCAAATGAAATGAGTGTAATAATTGATAGACTATTAGGTAGAACTAAAAGACTAATGAATAAAATAGACAAGATAACAGATGAAAAAGATGAATAATCCCGCTATAGCAGACTATCAAAGTAGTTGGAAAAGCTCACCAGAACCCTTGCTAGAGCGTTGGAAATGCAGGAAAACGAGTAAAATAGAGCATAATTTAAGGATTGACATTAGCAACGATTTATGTTAATATTAAGACAATTGAGAAAGGAACATACATTATGAGTAGTGTAATATATAATAAAGAGAACATCTACAAAGAGTTTAATGTTGCAAAACAAAAAGACATTGAACTATCAGACAAGAAAACAGACGAAGAAAAAGAGAACGATAACCATACAAACAGATTACAGTTTTGTAAAGACCATTTAGAGTTATCTACTAAAGACCCAGGTTTATATGATTGTAATATAAATTGGCAAAGTTTAGTTACTGCTTATTCTTCTGAAAATCCAAGAGACCATTTTTATAAATCAGTATTCGGCAGAACATATGCTGAACAAATGGCTTTTGAAACTTCTGAATCCGAAGGAGAAGATGACGGAGGAGAAGACGCTTATTATAGAAGTAGAAGAAAGAATAGAAGTTATAAAAGATAATATGACGAAACCAACTAACGAAATTTTTGACCCACAACAAACTGTTTGTGATGATTTTCACGAATGGGTGAGATTAGAAACTGAAAAAGTTTCTGATCCTATTATGGTACATATGACAATTTTGGGTCAAACATTAAAAATTATGAAGTCAGTAATGCCTAGTGCAGATTATGACGGAATAATGGACACGGTTTATCAATCAAAAGATAGAATTGAACCGTTTAAAAAAGCGAGTATACATTAATAAGGAGAATATTATGAAAACTTTGATGTCAATACTAGTATTAATTATGCTGTCAACTTCTGCTAACGCAGGTACAATGGTTGAAGATAAAATTAATGCAGTAAATACGTGGTTAGCTAATGAGAAGCAATCTACGGTAGATTTCCAAAAAGTTAAATGGCAAGAAGGTAAAGACCAAATTGCTAGTACTATTGCGAAATTTAAAAAAATGTTTAATTGGAGTAATTAATGAGTACAGGAGATTTTGTTTGTACAAGTGCCAATGATGGTACACATTATTTCAGACCTATTACTGCTAGAGCACATACGTTCTGGCAGCAAAAGGGTTTTAATAATTATGTAATTGATAATAATGAAGATTATTACATTGTAAAGAGTGTTAATAGTCAGAAAATATGTGATGAGATACGCAAGAATAATATGGATTTTACTAGTTAGTTTATTACTAACAAATTGTGCTAACAGGTCACATATGGGTGCTGTGTTGGGATCAACAACAGGAACAACAATGTGTTTAGAGTACTTGGGAGATAATCCTTATTTGATAGCTACGTGTGCTGTTAGTACTGCTTTTGTAGGTGCTGAAATAATGTATAATAGTGATAAAGATATACACAATGCCGTATTTGTAGACCATTTAAATACAAGTCCAAATGGTTCTTCATATACGAACTGGTATAATAAATCTAATGGAAATAATGGCATAATTAAAATAACAAGGTCGTTTATGGTCGGACCTATTAAATGTAAAAATTATAACACAACAACAGATATAACAAATAGTTGGCCTATGATTGGTGTTGGTGGAGTTAATAGAGGTATTACGTTTGGAACTGCTTGTCAAATGCCAGATGGAAGGTGGGTAGAGGCACCTGATAATATAGGACACAGCAATGATTATTTAAATGAAAAAAAATGCAGAAAAATTTGGTCAAAATGCAAAGGAAAAAGATATAAACTTGACATTGAAGTACAGGCAGATAATAGATGAAAAATCCAAATAATCAAATTATAATTACAACAATATTCATATTATTATTAATGTGTGTATATGCAGTAAGTGGTGCTAATGCTGAACATATAAAAGTAGAAGAAAATAAAATTTTGTATAATGATGTTAGAGAAGTTAAAAATGATACAGAACAATATTGTTTTGTTAAAATAATAATTAAAGAAAAAGACGGAGTAGTATCTAAAGAAGAAGAGTTATATTGCTCCGATGGAAGAAAAGGAATTGACACCCCTAGTTATTGGGAGTTGTTTGCTCAGTTTTACTACCGTGATATACCTACACCAGAGTATTGTAGATATTATAGTCGTAAGAAACACGCTTTTAAATCGTTCGGAAAAGTGTGCTTAAATAAGGACGGAGAATGGAAGGTAAAATAATGATTAAAAATATAATCATAGTTGCTCTCCTATTGGTTATTGTATATGGAGTTAGTGCTTCGGATTTCTTGGGCTATGCTCAATCCAGCGTTGACTTGTTGCAAGAACTGTTATATAATGTACAAAGGAGTGTGAAAAACTAATGAACAAATACATTAAGATTTTATCAGTTACAGTACTAGGTCTATTATTGACTAATTGTGCTGCTAATTATAAAATTAAAAATGAAACAGGAAAAGTAGTTAATTCTGTTCCAAAATGGTATATGGCTGATTTTTCAGAAACCAAAGCGTGTGATACGCCTAGATTTGGTGAAGGAAAAGAAAAGGAATGTATCTTTGGAGTTGGAACTAGCGTTTCACCAGACTTGAATCTCGCAATTGAGAAAGCCAAAATGATAGCGAAAGCTGAAATGGCGGATATAATCAAAGGGGAGATGAATAAAGAGTCGAAACAATTTATTACTGAAATTGGTAAAACAAACAGTAAGACAGTTGTTAGTGAAGTTGAATCTGTATTGGTCAATATTATTAAAGATACACCAGTTAGAGGATATGAAATCTTTGCTCAAGACGTGACCTTAACAAAGAACGGTTACTATAGAGCTTGGATTGGCTTGAGGTTGCCTTTAGGAGAATATAACAAAATGTTCAACTATACAATAGAACAAGCAACAGACGCTTATAACTTAAAGTATCACGCTAACAAGTCATTTGAAA